CCGTTTTTTTGCTATTTCCCAAACAATTAAAAATTTACTTATAAATACTTTTGAAACAAGAGTGTTTCTACAACCTTGCCACTATTATTTTGGCGTGGCTTTAACTTTAGATAAGGAGACATAATATGTCAAGAAGCAAACTAGAACAAGTACTAGAACTTCTTATCAACGAAGAACGTGCAGCAGCAGAAGAGCTACTACATGATTTTATCGTAGAGAACGCTCGTCAAATCCACGAGGAACTTTTGAACGAAAGTGATGAAGTTGTAGAAGAAGACCTTGAGGATCTAGATGAGTCAGAAGAAGAAGAACTAGAAGAAGGTGAACTTTCACTAGAATCAGAAGATGACACAGCAGAACTAGAAGCAGATGCAGAAGAAATCGAATCAGAAGAATTTTATGACGAAGATGAGATGGAAGATGAAGAAGCATTAGATGACCTAGAGATGGGTGATATGGAAGATGATTCAGAAGAAGATGTCGAAGCACGTGTAGATGATCTAGAGTCAGCATTAGCAGACCTAGAAGCAGAATTTGAAAAAATTATGGCAGGCGATGACGCAGATGAAGAAGATGACATGGACATGGACATGGAAGATGATTCAGATGAAGATATGGACGAATCATTCGAACTAGAACTAGAAGAATCAGATGATGAAGACTTAGAAGAGTCAGCAGACGATGAAGAGTTGAACGAATATGTTACACCAGTATCAGCATCAGAAGGTGATGATGGCGATAACGTAGCATCAACAGTCAATGCAAACCCAAAGCGTCCAGGCGATGATTCAAATGCAGCACCAGTAAAAACAAATGATGGTAACACATCAGGCGGCACAGGTGAAGCAGCAACAGATATGAATACAGGTAACGTTAATGTGTCAGGTAATAAATCTGCACCAGCAATGAACCCTGCAAAGTAATCCACAGAGATCAGGAGAAATACAATGACAATACTTATTGAAACGCTATCTCATAATCAAGCGGGCGTGCAATCACGTATCGTTGAGAATGAAAATGGTGAAAAGAGTATGTTCATGGAAGGTATTTTCGTCCAAGGCGGCGTTAAAAATGCTAACCAACGTGTTTATCCAGTTTCTGAAATCTCAAGAGCAGTGGAAAGTGTCCAGAAGAAAATTTCTGAAGGCTTTCCAGTTCTTGGTGAATGTGACCACCCACCAGAGTTAACAGTAAATGTTGACCGTGTATCTCATATGATTGAGAATATGTGGATGGATGGTCCTAATGGCTATGGCAAATTGAAAATTGTTCCAACACCCATGGGTAACATTATCAGAACACTAATCGAATCAGGCGCTACTTTAGGTGTCTCATCAAGAGGTTCTGGTGAAGTTGATAACAGTGGTAATGTGAAAAATTTCGAAATTGTCACAGTAGATATCGTAGCGCAACCGAGTGCACCAGAGGCGTACCCGAAGGCGATTTACGAGGGATTGATGAACATGAAAGGCGGTTACCAAGCTTGGAAACTCGCACAACATGCACACAGTGATAAGGCTGCGCAACAGCACTTATCAGAACAAATAGTTAAATTCATTCGTGAATTGAAACTTTAACAGGAGAAGCAACAATGGCAAACGAAATCCTTGCTAACCTTCTAGAGTCCGGCGCATTATCCGAAGAGGCTGGTGCCGCTATTACTGAGGCTATGGAAGCAAAACTAAATGAAGCAAGAGAGGAAATTACAGCCGAGTTGCGTGAAGAATTCGCACAGAAATTCGAGCACGATAAAGGTGTTATCGTTGAAGCAATGGATAATATGTTGGAAACAGCAATCCGTGCTGAGATGGAAGAATTTAAAACTGACCGCGAATCTCTAATCGCAGAACGAGTTGCGTATAAGAAAGCAATTTCTGAACACGCTAAAATCCTTGAAAAATTCATTACTTCTCAACTTGCAACCGAAGTCAAAGAACTACGTGACGACCGTGTGAAAGTGGCAGAGAACTTAGATAAAACTAAGCAATTTGTTACAAAACAATTAGCACGTGAACTTGCAGAGTTCCACAATGACAAGCGTGAATTAGTAGAAACTAAAGTACGCATGGTAGCAGAAGGCAAAGAACTACTTTTGAAAACAAAAGAGTCATTTGTTAAACGTTCAGCAGAGTTAGTAGAAAGTACAATTTCCAATGCTCTACGTTCAGAATTAACTGCACTTAAAGAGGACATCACTGCAGCCAAAGAAAATGAATTTGGTCGCAAGTTGTTTGAAGCATTTGCAGGTGAATTTATGTCTTCACAATTAAATGAAGGCACTGAAGTCGCAAAAATGAACGGCAAACTAAACGAATCTGCGCAAAAAGTTGCAGAACTAGAAGAAATGATTGCTGATAAAGAAGCAGCTATTACTGAAGCATCACGTAAGCAGCGTGTAATGGAAGATCGTATATCTCGTAAGACTGAGATGGATTCTCTATTATCACCATTAGCAGGCGAGAAACGCAGAGTAATGTCTGATTTATTAGAATCAGTAAAAACTTCAAAACTAAAGGCTGCTTTTAAGAAGTATCTACCAGCAGTTTTAAATGAAAATGTTACTGCGCAAGCAGAAACAAAAACAACCCTAACTGAAAGCAAAGTTACAGAACATACTGGTGACCGTGAAGTATCTATTGATACCGAAGCGTCAGCAAGTGACGATGCTAATATTGTTGTGCTAAAGAAATTAGCAGGACTATAAACACTTATTACAGGAGATAAAAAGATGGAAAATCTTTTTGAAGGTAACAACTGGGACACAACACGTGAAGCACTTCTAGAAGGTCTAGAAGGAACAAAGCGTGATGTAATGTCATCAGTTCTAGAAAATACAAAAGTTGCTCTTAACGAGTCAGCAACAGCAGGCGCAACACAGTCAGGTAACATTGCGACACTAAACAAAGTGATCCTACCAGTTATCCGCCGCGTTATGCCAACAGTTATTGCAAACGAAATCATCGGCGTTCAGCCAATGACAGGTCCAGTAGGTCAAATCCACACGCTACGTGTTCGTTATTCAGACACAGCAGCAGGCGTAACAGCAGGCGCGGAAGCACTATCACCATTTGATATTGCAAAGAACTACTCAGGTGACGCAAACGGCGCACCAGCAGCAACAGCATCAATGGAAGGCACAGCGGGCAACCGTATGTCAATCCAAGTCCTAAAGCAGACAGTAGAAGCAAAAACACGCAAACTATCAGCACGTTGGACATTCGAAGCGGCACAAGACGCAAATGCAATGCACGGTCTAGACATTGAAGCAGAAATCATGGCAGCACTTGCTATGGAAATCACTGCTGAAATCGACCAAGAAGTTCTAGGTTCACTAGAAAATCTTGCGACACAAGGCGCATCATTTGACATGTCACAGACATTCACTGGTACACCAACATTCGTAGGCGACAAGCATGCAGTTCTAGCAACGCTAATCAACCAGCAAGCAAACCTAGTAGCACAGCGCACACGTCGCGGTGCAGCAAACTGGGCAGTTGTATCACCGTCAGCACTAACAGTGCTACAGTCAGCAACTACATCAGCATTTGCACGTACAACAGAAGGCACATTCGAAGCACCAACAAATACAAAATTCGTTGGTACTCTAAATGGCACAATGCGCATCTATGTAAACACATATGCAGCAGACGATGCACCAGTACTTCTAGGCTACAAAGGTCAAGGCGAAATCGATGCAGCAGCATTCTATTGCCCATATGTACCACTAATGTCATCAGGCGTTGTTGTTGATCCAGCATCATTCGAGCCAGTAGTATCATTCATGACACGCTACGGTTACGTTGAGCTAACAAACACAGCATCATCACTAGGCAACGCAGCAGATTACGTTTCAAAAATCGCTGTATCAAACCTAGCATTCGTATAAGTTTTACTTAAACGACTAATCAATAAGACCCGGGAGTTCGCTTCCGGGTTTTTTTATGGCTTGTATATTGAATATATCTTATAACTGATAAATACTATTATATAAAACATTGTATTGGGAAGTAAAGATGGCAGAACAAATTAAATTTGGTGATAGATTATTTCTAAGTGGTGAAAGAGTAATCGCAGAAGTAGATGTTCAAATCAATAGAGATTTAAAAGTTAATAGGGATGTTGTCATTCAAGGAAATCTTGATGTTAACGGAACCGTAACTACTATTGATACGACAGATTTATTTATTGCAGATCCCATTGTGGGAATGAATTATGATCATACTGGACCTGCTAGTGAAGATGTTGGATTTGAAATTCATCGAGGCGATGATACTAATGTATTTTTTGTTTGGGATGAAACATTAGACAGTTGGAGTACTCGCGGGACAGATTTACAAGTGAGAAATTTATGGGCAACCGGAAATACACTTATAAATGGTTTTCTGCATGTAGATGGACAATCAACTTTAGCAAGCGCCAACATAGAAGATTTAACAGATAATAGAATTGTTATAGTAGGCATTGACGGTGAGTTAGAAGATGATGCAAACTTTACTATGGATGGTATAACATTTGATATCGGACAAGGTAAATTCACAGTAGATGTTGCTACTGGTGATACATATATAGCAGGACAATTAACTGCCGAGTCTGCCAATGTAAAAGATTTAACAGATAATAGAATTGTTATAGTAGGCATTGACGGTGAGTTAGAAGATGATGCCAACTTTACATTTGATGCGACTACATTTGATAT